AACTGGCCTGTGACGGCATCCTGGTCGCGACGCCCGCGGGCTCGACCGCCTACAACCTCTCCGCGCAGGGCCCGATCCAGCCGCTCGGTTCGGGCATGGTCGCGCTGACGCCGATCAGCCCGTTCCGCCCGCGGCGCTGGCGCGGTGCGATCCTGCCCGACAAGGCGCGGATCGGCATCCGCGTCCTCGACCCCGGCAAACGCCCCGTCTCCGCGGTCGCCGACCAGCGCGAGATCCGCGACGTGGCACAGGTCGACATCTGCATGGACCGTGCGCGTGAACTCACCCTGCTCTTCGATCCCGAGCATGCGCTCGACGACCGCATCACGATGGAACAGTTCGCAGCATAGCCCCGGCCCCGGCGCAATTTGTTGCAGAAATCGACAAAAACCGGGTTGCATCGTCCAACTGGCCGTTTATAGAGCCGCCTCCGGCAACGTTCCCTGATAGCTCAGCGGTAGAGCTCTCGACTGTTAATCGAGTGGCCGTAGGTTCGAATCCTACTCAGGGAGCCATTTTTAAGCCGCATAAACCCTCGCTTTTTGCTTGGTTTGGCTGGTGGCAACGCCCCGCCGTTATTACACTTATTATTACATGCGTTATGACATTCGCGGTTCGTTCTCGCGAGATTGGCAGACCGTTTCGCGACACGCGAATCGGGGTAAAGTCGAGTGGCGTCACTCGACACAGACGCAGCGGTCACGCCGCCCTCTTCGTCATTCGAAGTAGCCCGGTCGGGACGTTAGTCCCGGCGGCAGAGAAGCTGCCGACTGGCAGGTCGCGCCATTCGCCCTCCAGCTCGCCGTGATCGTAATGCGCGGTCGCTGGCAGTATCGAAACCAGCGTGCCGCCAACCTTCAGGAAGCGCAGCGCATGGCGGACGTGCTTGACGTAGTGCCGTCCATAGAAGGGCGGGTTCATCACGACGTAATCGAACTCAGGCGTCGCTGGCTGGTCGAGGAAGTTGGCGGCTAGGACGTTGTGCCCCTTCGCCCGTGCTTCAGACGCACGCCCCGGATGGTACTCGACGCCTAAGGCATGATGACCGCGCGACCGTATCGCGTCGAGGATGCGGCCGTCGCCGCACGAAGGCTCAAGCACCCGTCCTGGCAGCATGCCGCGGCTTCGCGTGTAATCAGTCGACTTGTAGACCCCAGCGTATTCCAGTGCCTCTTCCGCGACTTCTGGGGGCGTCCAGTAAAACTGGAGATCCTTTGATACAGCGGTGCTAGCGGTCGGTTTAACGTCCTCTGGCTCGGCATCGGGCAGCACCTCGCCGTAGAACTCCGCCAGTGCGCGGTTGATGTCGAGCAGCGTCCACTTATCGAAGAAGACGTGAGCGTTGCTATTCTGGAACCGGCGCACGGTGATTCCGCGATCGATCCCGATCATCTCCTCGCCATCCATTGCTTTCCAGGTAACGGTTTTGCCGTCCAACACGGCCACCCCGCCATGACGGTGGCATGCGGCAATCTCGCCGATCTCAGGGTATTCCAAGTGTGGCTTGCCATGGTAAGTAGCGAGGGCGTTGACGATGTCGCGAAAGCGATCATGCCCCCACCCGCTGCTATACTCACCAAAGCCCTGGAGAATTATACGCTTCGGTAGACCCTTAACGCCAATGCGCACATTGGAGTGCGATTTGTAAGCGGGGTCGAGATCCGTGAACACCTCAGCTAGACCGCGAAGAATATGGTACCGCGGGCGAATGAAGTAATCACCGAACGTCGCCTTAGCGTTCTCTACGGTCAAGGCTGGCGGATCTGCTATTGCGCGGTCGAAAAGCTTACGATCAGTAGCGCTGGCGATCCGGTCAATTTGCAGGCGATTGTAGATCGCGCGCCATCCTGATTTGAGCAGGTTGGCCTTGAGCGAGGACGCGTACAGGTAGGACGGCTTAGTCACCGTATCGATGAAAGTCCCCTGGATGGTCGCAGCCATTCCCATGCGCGTGTGCGCCGCCTCAAACGCGGCCATCTCGTCTTCGATCTGGAGAACCTTGCGGTCGTATTCTTCGATCAAGTCAAGGACGGTGCGCTGTAGGGCTGGAACATTGGTCATGTAAGTTGTGTAACTTGCCCGGTTGCGCACGTCAAGCTAGTTGTGTAACTAGCTGTTGTGCAGCGACCCGCCCCGATGCACAGGGCGGATATGGAGAAGAAAGACGTGAGAGTGCAGCTCGTGATCTCGCCCAGCGAGATTGAAGCCCTTGACGTGTGGCGCGCCAAGGAGCGCATCTGGTCGCGATCGGAAGCGATCCGTCGCCTGATCGCGGAAGGGGTGAAGCGCGATGGCGTACGGGGATAGCTTCGCGGGATCGGTCGTCTACGTTGTCAGCAATGAAGAGGGCTGGCATAAGATTGGGGTGACGGCCGATATCGATCTTCGTCTGTATCAACTCTCGCGCGACATTGGCTTCAAACCCGTCTCGCTCGTTCACACCGTCCCGGCTGATCGCGCGGCGTCCAAGGTGGAGAACTTGGCCCATTGGGCTTTGATCGACCACGATCATTCGTACGAGTGGTTCAAGGTTGACGCGGCAACTGCGATCGCGGCAGTCGATGACGCATTCGTACGGCAGCAGAACGGCGAGCAAATCGCGGCGAAGTTCGCCGTCCAGCGCCGGCTTACCGTGATAGACGGCATCAACAAGCGGATACCCGACCTGCTGCGCAAGGGGGAAACCCGGCACCGGTTCATCGAAGCTGCCGTGCTTGCCGCCCTCACTGCGCGAGAGGCGGAAGTCGCCGCCGAGCGCAAGCTAGAGCGGCGCGGCAAGTGACCCGCCTCACTCCGCATCGGCTTCGTCTTTCACCTCAGCGATCGCGCCGACCAGCGCAGTGATATGCTCGCGCCGGCGGGCGGCGATGCGCAGCGCCTTCTCCTGGCTGGCCTTGTTGTAGATCCCGGTGACGTTGAGCGTCTTGTGGCCGCTGACGGCGCGGACATCGACCTCGCCACTATCGCCGAGCTCGGTGATGCCGCCATGCCGGAAGCTGGTAAACTTCAGGTCGTCCGGCAGCCCCGCCTTCTTGCGGATGCGCCGGTGCAGCTTGTTCATGTAATCCTTGGTGTAGGCGGCCCCGGTGCGCTCATCGCGAACGATCAGGTCATCGTCGGCCGCGCGCTTCAGTCCTCCGATCGCCGCCTCGAGCTCGGGATAGAGCACGACGACCTCGCCATCGAGGCGATCCACGATCGGGATGTCGACGACGTTGCCGGTCTTCGACTGGATCAGGCCGATGCTCTCGCCCGGCCGGTACCCGCCCCAGCGCACGCCGCGGACGTAGCCGTCCGGATCCTCGAACCCGAATGCGTCATACACGCGCTGGCATCCCTCGAAGAGGATCGCGGCGGCGGCGGCCATGCTGTGCTTGCCCATCTCAGCGGCGGCGAGCTTGTACGCCTCATATTCGGCGCGCGTGGACGCCCGGTTGCCCCGCCCTGCCCCGCTGCTGCTCTTGATCCCCATGCCTGAGAACGGGTTGTCCTTGACCCCGGTCGCCTTGTGGTGCCGCGCAGCCTGATTCCAGACAAGGCGGCAGACCTGCATCATGTAGGAGCCCTGGCGTTCGCCGTGCTTCTCCTTTGCCTTCTTGTAGAGGGCGTCGGAGGCGGTCGCGTCGATCAGCTTGGCCTGGCGCGTGCCGAAGCGGCCGACCTTCATCTCGATCGCGACGACCATGTCCATTGCGAGTTTGTAGCCGGTGCGCGTGACGTGCCGCAGCTCGGTGAACTTCTCGGTCCCGCGGTACCAGTCGAACAGCCACTGCACCGATCCCGGAACAAGCTTCGACTGGCTGCCGTCGCGCCACTCCTTGAACGCCGCGTTGATCGCGTTCGCCTTCGTGATAGCCGTGGCGACGTCGGTGCCCAGCGGGGTCGACTGCACTGGACACGGCTGCCCGTGGCGCAGCGCCGGCGGCTTCGCCCATTGCGGGCGGACCCAGAAATACCCGGTCACCTTGCCCGCAAGCTTGTGCTTCTGGACATAGGACGGGAGGCGGACATCAGCCAAAGTCGAGATCCTCTTCGACGGTCGACGTGAACATCTCGGTCAGCGCCGAGTCGAGGTCTGAGCGCAGCGCGAGCATTGCGCCCCGCGGCCCGCGCGCGCGGAAGTTCACCCGGCCGCCCCGCTCCCACGCGCGCAGCTGGGCCTCGGCGACGCCGGTGTATGCCAGCGCCAGGTCGCGGGACATCGCGGCGGGCCAGTCCGGATATTGTGCGATCGCGACCGCGCTCATCGGTTCTGTCCTTCCTGATCTGTGAGGTGGGCGCGGGCCAGTCGCCAATGCGTGAGCGTGACGCTCATGATCCCGTAAAGCCGCGTTCCGTCCTCGGTCACCGGGCGGAAGCTGTAGTTGCTGAACTCGACGTTCTCGATCAGTGGCTCGGCGGGGTTCCGGCGCGCGGTGCTGCCGGGCGCGTAGAATTCGGCCATGCTGAGCGGGCGTCTGCCGCTACGGTCTATCTCGGCGGTGGCAGGATCGAACAGCACGTCGAGCAGCGTCCCATCCTTCGGCGCGCTTTCGATCGCCTGCCAGCCATCCTCCCCCTTGCTGCGCGATGCGGAGGTCATGCGGGATCGCCGGGAATATGCAGGATCGTCTCGCCCATGATGCGCGAGCCGTCGTTCGCTTCTTGAACCAGTCGATGCCCGCTGGCGGTCGTCCGGCCGGGGCTGTCGGCGGCATCGTTTGTGCCCCACTGCGCGCCGCCCTTGCGACCTGGATGCATCGCCTCGATCATGGCGAAGTTGGCGGCATCCACGAGGAAATGCCGGTTTCCGGTCTCGCGATACTTGCCCATGCGCGCGCGAACGTCGGACGCGGCATCAAACTTGAGCGGGTAAGCATCCGCCACCCGTCCGTATTTGTGAAAGCTGACCATCATCGCGGCCATCATGTTGACGACGAACTCGGGGTCGAACTCGGTCAACGGCACGCCGGCGCTTGCGACGTAATCGCGCATAGCCGCGACTGCTGTTTCTTTTGGCGTCATGCGGGTTGCTCCACGTTGATGGCGAAGACCTCGACCGGGTCGGGGCCGAAATGCGGGTGCGTGATCGTCTTCCGCGATGCACCAGCCCAGCGGCGGGTCAGGCGCGTGACGCCCTCAACCCCGCCACCCTTCGGATAGCCTCGGGTCAGAACCACGGCGTCATACGTCCGCGCGACGATGCGCTTCGACCAGAACGGCGTCGCGAGGCGGTATTCCTCCGGCTTGGTGCCCGCGGCGATCTGGTCGAAGTAGACGCCGTTGACCGGAATCGTCAGGGTGCGGCTCATGCCTTCTCTCCCTGCGACAAGAGGCGGATGGCGGCGGCGATAGAGCGGAGCATTTCAGCCTCGTGCGAAGCCGCGAACGCCGGGTCGATCCGCGCTTCGACCACCTTCGCGCTGTCCCGCACCCCATCCGCATAGGACCGCGCTGGGGGTGTGGTGAGAGCTTCGAAGCGAGCGAGCAGCAACCGGTACAGCTCGTCCTCCTTCGCCTGCCAACCGTTCGGGCGAAACTCCATGATGATCCGGTGCGCCAACTCGCGCGCGTGGGCTTCCACCCCTTCGACAGCCCCGCTCATGATGCCTTCACCTGTGCGAGGGCGGCGCGACCGGGCCATTCGGCGTCTTCGCGCGCCCACTCTATCGAGCCTTCATACTTGCCCTCAACGTAGCGTTCACCGGTTTCGAGGTGGTCGAACACCGCGTCGGTGCGGCGATGCATTGGCAACCGCATTACCGCCCGATAGCATGCGGCAAGGTCCGAACTGTCGCTGGGAAGCGCCTCTTCGGGTTCACCAAACGCAATCGACACGAGCGCGTTCGATGAAACACCGGTCCAGCGCTTCCCGCCGAACGTGAATTTGCCAGCTTGTCCGCTTCTCGCCAGCAGAAAGGCGACCTCTTCGCGTAGCCGCTCCGCCTCCCGCAAGTCCTCCGATAGGGTGGGAGGCGTCGGGGTGGCGGCGAGGGCGAGGATAGCTGCGACCAGATTGTCGGGGCCAGAGTTCCAGTTGGTTTCCACCGCGCGCATCACTGCAACATGCGAAAGAACACAAGGCTGGCGGTGGAAGTCAGTCGTTCCGTCTTCGTTGGCCCCCTCCTGCGACGTTGCGGGCAACCCGGCATCCAGCGAGCGCGGATCGTTCATCCACGCTTCTTCGGGCTGCGACGTTGCGGGCTGGGTAGCGAGGGCGGGCGCGTCGAAGGGCAAGCATCCTTCCCACAACACGTCCATGATGTTGCGCACGGCCGCTTCGAATGTGGGCAGGTTCCAGGCAGACCTATAGCCGCCCTCGAAGGCATTCTCCGACACGACGAAGACCTGCCACTTGCCGTCATCCTGCTTGCGGACTTCGGCACGTCCTTCATTCGAAGGAAGGTCTATGGCAAAAGCGTTGCCCGGTTCCGGCATCTTGTAGTCGTGGAGCCAATCGTGAAAACCATCGCGCGAAGACTCCGCATCGGCCTCACCGCCGCTATCTTCACAACCGTCGCGATAGCCCTGGTTGTAAGCGTCGAGCGCGATCTTTGCCGGGTCCTCCACCTCTCCCGCCTGATTGGTCGCGGGTACAGGTTCGGGGGATGCGGCAAGATAGCCGTGAATTGCATCCTCGATCAGCGCGCGTTCGGCTTCGGTTGGCGTGTGGTCGCCATCGTCCGCGCGGAACTCGTAGCTATCGACGAACGCGCGCACATCGGGCTTCTCTGCACTCGCGGATGATACAGAGGCGAGGCGGGTGGCAACGATAGCGCAGTGTAGGGCGCGCGCATCACCATCCAGATCGGGTTCCTCGTCGCAGGACGTGTCGTACACCTCGAGCGCGTCAGCGACGGTGAGCACGTCCAGCTTGCCACCCTCGCGAGCGGGACAGCGCGCGGGGTCGTGCAGTTCTGGCTCGTCCGGCTGGCCGCAACCAATGCAGAAGCACGCGTTGATGTCGGTCGCGACCTCAAGCTGCTTCGAAAGCGCAACTGTCACCGGGTGCTGGTCTGTCGTGGTCATGCCGCTTTGTCCTTTGCTTCGGCGGCGGCCCGCGCGCGGGCAGCGGCCTGGTTGCGCAGCTTCGCGCGGGCCATGTTGAGGGCGCAGTCGAGCGTCACCGCCTCGCTGGTCGCCGTGTCGCCGTCGGCTGCGACGGTCGCCGAGATGCTGCCCTCGAAGGTGTCGAAGCCCGGCGCGTGCGCGGTCAGGGACACGGTCACGAACCGCTCTTCGGGGTGGCGGATGCTCTGCAGCAGCGCGCCGATCGCGTTGATCTCTGCCGCGTTCACCGGGCATATCCCTTCTTCGGTTCACGGCAGGGAGCGCAGCGGCCCATGACGAGGCGCGGGCTATCGTCGCCGCACTCGGTGCACTCGCCGGGGACACCGATCGGGATCGGCGCGCGCGCGGCGCGGATGCTGCGGTCGAGCGCGACTTGGGCCACGTCGTTCGCCATGTCGACTGGATCAGCCACGGGAAACTCTCCGATCAATGCTGCGCAGCTGGGCGCGGATGGTGGTCAGGGCGGCGCTGCGCTCGGCGGAGGGCGGCTGCTGCATGAGGCGGTCGCGGCGGCCGAGGACTTCGGCCTGGTCGAGCACGCGCTGGCTCTCGCGAGGCCCGGCTGAGTTGCGGCCGATCTGGCTGTGCATCTTCATGCCCGATCACATCGTCTTGATGAGTTCGAGCGCCTGCGCTTCGGCGAAGCCCTCAGCGACATAGGCGAGGAACATCGTGCGGCGGGCATGCGCGATATGTGAGGCCGCAGCCGCAACGCCCTGCCAGATCTCGACCTGCGCACGGACGGCCTCGGGCCAGTCGGTACGCGGGACGTCGGAGCGCATAGGTTCAGCAGCCATGGAGGGGCCTTTCGCGGGGGTTAAACGGCGAGCGAGGGGCTTCATGCGGCGCTCACGGAATGGGTTGGCTGCGGCCCGGCCTCAACGGACGGCAGCTTGGGAACGGACGTCCTGAGGGGCAGGACCGAGGCAGTCGGGGAGAGGGGCACGAAGCCGGGCCGATCGTTGCCGCGCAGGGCGGTCATGATCTGGGGCCAGCGGTGATAGAGGTTCTCAACGAAGATGACGGCCGCGATGATCGCGATCGCGCCGAGGCACGCCCAGCCGGCGCCGTACATGAACAGGTTCCAGGTCATGGGCGATCTCCAAGGGTGAGGATGGCGATCATCAGGTCGATCAGAATCTCCGCGGAGACGACGCCCATCAGATCTGGGATTGGGGGAAGAGGTGCGCGCGTGGCCGCGCCAGCCGGGTCGAGGTAGCTCACGACGTGATCCTGCGGCGCGAGCGGCGCGGGCTGGTCCAGCCGTCTGCCTCGACGTTCCGTTCGCTGCCGTCCGGTGCGATGACGCGGACTCGGCCATCGGCACGGCGCGAAATAATCGGGCACTCGAACTGATAAACACCGGGGAGCCCGGTCCCACTGGCGATGTCGGCGTCCGGCGCGTTGCGCTGCACGGTCATCGCTGGCGCGGTCAGGATATCGATGCCGCGGCTGATCAGGCCCTCGACCTGCTGCTCGGTAAACCGATCTCCCCCGGCTATGCTGTGATCGCCGAAACCGGTCTTGTGCCCGCCACGGATTGCGCCGCACCATGGGCTGAGAGGCTTCGACGGGGTCCAGTGGATCTTCACCGGCTGGCGACCGAGGATCTCGCCCATGGGGCGCGGGCGTGGGGCATAGGTCATGCGCAGGCCCTCAAGTATGCGACGGCGTTGACGCTCGCTTCGGCCATCTGTGTTGATCGACGGGCGTGGAACTCGGCCTCGCACTTGTAGGCCTCGTCAGCCTGCGCACGCCGGGTGAGCAGATCAGTTGCCGCTTCCAGGGCGCGCTCCAGCTGCTCCATCGTCGGGCGCCGGCCTTGTTTTTCACGCAGCCGCTCGTGCTCTTCGATGATCAAACGCAGGCCGAACGGCTTGATGTTCAGCCGCGCGGCGCGGGTGGCGATGGTGTCGCGGATCGCGCCAGCGCTGGCGACCGCGGTGGGCAAAAGGTGAGCCGCATTATCGGCTCGGTGTGCGAGAACGATCCGCTCTTCGGCCAGAGCGAGCCGGTGGCAAGCTGCAGCCATGTCCGTGATCGTCTGAGCGAGATCGGGATCGTGTGAAGCGATCGTGCGGCCGGTCATCGCGGGGCGCCTTCGACATGAGCCCAGCGCGCCTTGTGCGGCGACTGTGCGCCATACGCGCGGCCAGCCTCGGCGTGGTTGACTTTGTACTTCGCCTGCCACGTCTCGAGGCCGATCGAGTCCTTCTCGACATGCGCGGCAGTGCAGAGCGGCACAGCCGTGAAGTCGTGCGACTTCAGCGACATTCCCTTCGAGCCGTCGGCGTCGGAATGCGATGCTTCCATGCGGCCCTCGCAGACGTGCCCCGCCCTGCCCTCGATCAGGCAGCGGCGCTTGCGCAGCCAGGACAGATGCGTTGGAAAACGGCGATTGGCGTCAGCCTTGCCACTGTTCTGGCGGCGCGGGCGGATGTCCACGCGCATCACGCTTCGCAGCCCTTCGGCGCAATGACGCGCGGGCCCCAGACGAAGTTCTCGACCGGCTCACTGTGCGCGCAGCCCGGCACGAACACGCGCAGGTTAAAGCCGTCTCCACCGTTGTCGTAAGTCTGTACGACTTCCCACGATCCAGTGATGCTTTCCTCATAGCCGAGGTCGCAACTGGCGGTCTGCTTGGCCCAGTAATGGCCCTCGCAATGCGGACGCGCGCTCATGCGACCACCCGGCAGGCAACGATGTCGGACAGGGCGCCCTGATGCGTCCAGCAATCACGGTAAATGTGAGCGGGATGGCCGTCGGCGGGGTTCGCGCGCTCCGCGGCGCGGCGGTCACGATCGAACCGGAACTGCACCTGGACACGGGCAACATCCGAGACAGGGCACCCTGCCCCATCGCACTCGATCCAATCTGTGGAAGCCTGCTCGGCCACGATCGTCTCCCAACAAGCCGGGATGGCCTGCTGGGATCAATCTGTAGGATTTCCCCTACTGCGTCAATCAGAAAGTAGGGCGCGCCCTATTTAATCGTCCGGATATATCTCATCAGGCCAGAAGCCATCCGCGCCTGCCGCAGGTTTCGAGGCAGCAAGCGGCGGAAGAACCGGCTCTTCGCCGTCAAATGCAATCCGGAGCCATCCGACTTTTGCCTCTAGCGCTTGAAAGATAGCGCGGGTCTCGTGCCCCTGCCGCCACAGCGTTCCGATGAAGACAGCTCGCTCGGACGCAAGATAGCCCAGCTGGATGCCGCGACAGGAGAATACCGCGATGGCGTGCTCGTCGAACGGATTGCTGGGCTCGGGCCGGAGCTCTATCGGTTCGCCGAGCCTGCAAATCTCAAGCTCGAATCGCCGGCCGGGTCCCCGCTTGTTGGGGTAATCAATGCCTACGATCGCTAAGGAGATAGCCCGCAAAGTTAGATCGGCCTAAGCAGATCTACGGCCGCGCGAAATACTTTATCCGGCTGAGACTCTTCAATCACATGGCCGGCCTGCGAAAGTATTCCAAGAAAGGCGCCTAGCTCCTGCTTATCCCGCACTACAGCGATCGTGATCGGGGCATCATCGCGAAGTGCGATGTCGTGGAACATTGCGGAAGTTGAATAAACGGATGCATGATGCCTGGTGACCGCTTGAAATACGGCACGACGATCTTCAAAGTCTACCACCGCATCGGCAAGCCACTCTTTGGTAGACGGCCCGAGAAGAGGAACCTGCGCCTTGACGTGGAGGCCTCCAAAAACCGATACAAGGCGCTTGTATAGAAAGTCTATAATCTCGGCTTCACCACGCGCACCAGCCTTCTTTGCAATATGACTGCTAATTCTTGCTGATGCGTTGGCAATGTCTGCTATGGCGCCTGCTAGAGTGCTTTCCGTAGCTATAATCGAGAGGGCCCGATTGGTTGCGTTACCTCCGATCTCAGCCGCTTGCTCTTCTGCAACCCTACGAAACATTCGCTCGGCGCCGATCATCTCGGCCTCCCGGTATGCAAAGCCACCGTCACTGACCAGCAGGCTTCCGCCGTGTGGTTCAATTTTTACAGTAGCAGCGGCACCACTAGGATGGAAAAGCGGAAGGTCGACAAAAACGGCCTCACCCCACACGCGCACTGACACGAGCGCATTCACGGCTGCTGCCGTGGCTTCCTCGATCGTCGCGGTAGGTTTCGTTGTGACCATCATAGCAGTTTCGCTGCCCACTCTGGCACCGGAAGTCTTTCGATACCATCTACGCGCAGCAGAATTTTGGCCTTATCCGTGAAATCCGCATAGCTCGCCGCATCAGGAACCAGCGGCTCGGCGAACGGAAGGTTGCCCGTTCGCATTCGCTGTTCGAGTTCCAGCCAATTTAGCTCAAACGAATGAATGTGAGAACCTCGGATGACGCGACCGGCGTGTGGAGGAATGCCTCGACCTGGGTTTTTATGCGTCTCCTGCAGCGGCTTCCAATCTAAGCGCACCAAAGGAATGCGGGTACGCGCAGCAGCGCTCCCGACCTCCAGCTGCAATGTGACCGCCCTGTCTGGATGGTCTGCATAACAGCCTCCGCGCAGCCCAAAATACCCGATCGTCACTCCGCCGATATCGATTGGCACGCTAAATGACATGTAGCCCTGTTCGTGATCGGGCAGCGACCACTCTACGCCAGCAGGCAAAGTCTTCCACGATCCCGTTAGGGTATGGAATGGCCCCGGCATAAGCAGTTATTTCAACACGATAGTGGTGATGCCATGTAGGCGGCCATGCTGGTTCAAAGGTCCCTCGCAAACCGGATAACCCGACCCCAGATCTTCACCTCGTTGGCATCCACCTCGTATGAGTCGATCGCTTTATTATCCGAGATGACGAGGATCCTAGCTCCGCCGGCGATAGGTCTGAGACGTTTGATCGCTGCGCCACCGTTGATAGAAGCAGCGTAAATCCTGTCCGCATGAACGAGCTGGTTCTGCGTAGTGTCGATCCAAACTAAATCGTTTGAGACCAGCGTAGGGAACATACTGTCTCCCACGCCCATCGCGATACGCAGGCGATGCATCGGTGTCCGAGTGAACGACTGAATATATGCCAGATCGAACCGCAGGGGCTCATGCTCGACGTAGTCCTCAACGGTAGCGCCAGGCCCCATCGGCAGCGAAAGATCCAAACGAATGATGTCCGCGGTCTCGCCGGCGTCAGCGGACCGCACGACAGGCTGATCTGCTATCTGCACGGGAGTTCGTCCCGGGCCTTCAGAGGGTTTAACCTCGTCTCGCGGGTGCACTAAATCGACCAAATAATCAGTCTCGTATCGCAGCACCTTTTCAATAGCGCGGAGTGTCTTGGGGCCGGGCTTCTTGGTCTTGCCGCGTTCGATGTCCCACAGTGGCTTGCCCGTGGTTTCCAGTGCCTTCTGCAGCAGACCATCATAGTGATCGCGCGTGCTTCCGGAGCGCGCAATCGTGTCGGCAAGCTCAATCTGCAAAGGCGTACGGTCGGGCGTAGACATGTAGGGTTCCTCCCACATGGTCGCGACATCGAAAAGACTAGGTTTCTCCCTACCTTTTGCGCTTGACCGTAGGGCGCGCCCTACTGTACGTTGCTGAATATGCAAAAGGACGCCCCCTCGCTGCTCGACGCCATCGACGAGTTTGTCTCGTTGCATGGCATGTCGCCGATCACATTCGGCAGGCTCGCGATGAAGGACCCGCATTTCGTCCGCGACATACGCAGCGGACGCCGGGTTTGGCCGGAGACTGACGCGAAGATCCGCGCATTCATGGCAAACCACGTCGCGACGGTCGAACAGCAGGAGGCGGCGTAAATGACTGCCGCCTCCCGTGCATCCATTCGCGAGCTAGTCTTCGTGAAGGCAATCGCTGACGCGAATCTTAACCTCGTCAACAATCTCGACCCAAAAGTCGGCGACCTTTTTCGCGTATTCGGTTTGAAGCGGGGCGTTCGCGCTCTGGTCACGAAGGTTGTTGGCAATGGTAATTCTTTCGTTCGCCGATCGGATAGCCGCCGCGACCGGATTTCTTTCAGCCATGAGTTGCTGAAGGGCGAGGTAGCGCAGCGTCTGCTGATGAAACAGCTGTCCCGCGAGAAGCTCGTTGAAATCCATATATCAGTTCCTGTCGTTGCTTTGAACACACCGACAGTAGCCGACGCCGGGGAGGCCGCAAGCTTCCCCGGCCAAGGGCCTGAGTAGATGGTCCTCTCGATTCCATCTGTGGAGCCTGCTCGGGTTTCCAGCGAGCCATGCGCGCTCATCCTCACCAACGGCGGGCGATACGCGATGCACGCTGTTTCTGAAGCGCTGCACATCGAGGCGCCTGTCCTCGACTTCACGCACTGCACGGCCTGCGGTTGCCGAGCCGCAATTGCGGTTCGGGGCTGCCAGCAGCCGGTTTGCCCCACCAGAGATCGGAAAGCTGCATGAACATCATCATGATCTGCATTGCGTGCTTCCTTGCGTGCGCTGCGAGCTTCGCGCTGGGCCGCGCCCATGCCAATTGGCAGCGTCACCGTTTCATCCAGTCGCTGATGTCGGGCAGGGACGCAGCGGCATACGGCAGGGTCGTCCTCGACGCTGAAGGGAACGCCCTGTGACGGACCACTGGTCCATCGTCGCGATGGTGATCATCATCACGGTCGGCTCGGCTGTGCTGCTGTGGGGCATTGACCTCTGCTGCCGTCACGAGGTTGCGATGCTCGAGCAGCGCGCGCGCAACGGCGAGGCGAACAGCCTTCGGGGCGGTGATCAGGGTCTCGGTGTCCATGCTGACGATATGCCGTCCAATGCGGCGATCCGTCATGCGGAAAGCCCAGCGACCTTTCCGGGGGCTGCGGCATGACACCCGAGCGGATCAACCTGAAGCGGGCAACTGCGGACATGCTGAAAGGCGTGGGTGGCTTGGAGGCCGCGGCCGGGTTCTGCCGTGTCGGCAAGTCGATCCTGGGCGACAACCAGTCGATCAACAAGCCGGACAGCTTCGTTGCGCTTGACGTGGTCGCCGACCTTGAGCCGCTCGCACGCGACCGTGACGGCTGGCCCCATGTCACCCGCGCGCTCGCTGCGACGATGGGCTTCGTGCTCGTCCAGCTGCCGGAAGTCCCTGCGACGAGCGCGGAATTGCTGGGTCTGATCGGCAGGCACGCGAAGGAGGGCGGCGACGTCTCCCAAGCCGTTTGCCGCGCCCTTGCCGGCGAGAAAGTGAGCCGATCCGACGCGCGCGAAATACGCCGCGAGATCCGCGAGCAGATGGAAGTTTTAGCCGCAATGGACGCTGCAATGGCGCTCATCGAGACCGATTAACCGACGAATATCACGCGGAGAACCCCGCAACGGAGATGACTATGGACGCGCTCAATAGCGCAGTGCCGGTTGAGCCCGGTTCTGCGGACGGCTTTTCGCGGCCCGCGTCGAACGTGTCGCGCAACTTCAAGGTCACGGCATACGACCGCGCCGCGCTTGACTGGTACGTCGAGCCCCGTTGGTGCGTCGAACAGCTGGCCGATGCGGTCGACTTCGACGGTCACACGATCTGGGATCCCTGTGCCGGCGGCGGCACGATCCCGAAGACGTTCAACGACCGCCGTTTCTTTACCTATGCCAGCGACGTCGTTGAGCGTTGGGACGGTATCGACGGCATCCATGACGCGACGGACGAATGCGCGCCCCTATTCATCGCGCCCGGCGTCCGCCTGTCGGTCGTCACGAACCCGCCCTTCAAGATTGCAGAGCAGATCACCCGGCGGATGCTGGCGCTCGCCGACCACCGGGTCTGTGTCCTGCAGCAGCTGTCGTTCCTCGCCAGCGCGGCGCGGTACCGCCTGTTCACCGAGTTTCCGCCCAGCGACGTCCTGATCCTCTCCCGCCGCCCGAGCATGCCGCCGGGCGCCATGATCGAGGAAATGGGCACCAAGGCGTTCAAGGGCGGGACGACCGACTTCTGCTGGATCGTCTGGACCAAGCCGCACGATCGCGAAACGCGGACGCGCTGGCTGTCGCCGAAGGTCGCGGCATAATGGCCGGGCATCAGCTTCCTACAGGGCAGACCGACCAGATCGTCTATGCCGAGCTGGTGCGCGCCGCGCTCGCCGGGGAGCCATGCCCGACGAACCGCGCGCTCGGAATTGTGCTCGGTATGAGCTCAACATTCCCCGGAATGATGGCGATGCGCCGTCTCGCAGCTGCCGGCCGCATTCGTGTCGATTCCGAGAAGGGCTCGCGCGAGGTCTACATTGTCGAGCCCGGACTCGCGCTTCTGTCGATCAAGCGCCAAGACGGGGTGCAGCGCGATGCAGAGGCGGCAATAGCTCGTGCTCGCGCCGAGGCCCGCGAGCCGCTTCCCCCGGTGATCGATCGCACCCCGTGCTTCCGCTGCGGCATCCGCGCGGACATCGGGTGCCGCCATCAGGCCGCGTCGATCCCCTATGCCCTCCCACGGGACTACGCGGCATGAACCGCAAGAGCGCCCTCCAAGGCCAGGCGACACAGAAGACGGTCTATGACCTGCTCGTGAAGGCGGCGCTCGCTGGTGAGCCCTGCCCGAGCAACGCCACGCTGTGCGAAGCACTGGACGCGAGCAGTGTTTCGACGCCGGCGCACGCGATCTCCCGCATGGCGAAGGCAGGCCGGTTGCGGGTGAAGCACTGCAGCAACGGCCGCGAGGTCTACCTGGTCGATCTCGACGTCACGATCGTGTCGAAGACGCGCGTGCTCACCCGGAAGCGCAATGACCGCCCGGCGGCCGGCGCACCCGAAATGCCGATGCCTTCCCAATCCCTCGTCTCGCGCGACCCGTGTTTTCGCTGCGGTGTCCGTGGCGACATCGGATGCGAGCACACGCCCGAATGGGCGAAGCCAGTTCACCAAGGAGGGTTGTGATGGCCAGCGCCATGACTTGGAAGGTGATCGCAGAGTTTGAAGACTATGAGGTCTCAGATAGCGGCGATGTTCGGCGTAATAGTTGTGTCGCTAACCAGCCCGGCCGTCGGCTTCGGGGCTGCATAGATGCTGATGGGTATGTCTGCTTCAGCCTGAGAGACGCAGTCGGTAAAAAGCACTGGCGGCGATCCAACCAGCTCGTTGCTTTGGCGTTTATTGGCCCACGCCCCTCCCCTAGTCATGAGGTTGCCCATGAAAATGGGTCTCGGCTTCTCAATACGCCGGGCAATCTCCGTTGGGCCACGTCGCTTGAGAATCAGCGCGACCGGGTTGGCCACGGCACGTCCCCAGCTGGCGTTCGCAACGGCCGCGCGACGATATCCGAGGACGACGTCCGATACATCCGGACGCGCTACCGAGAGATCAAGCTCGCTCGCACGAGCGTCGCTGAGCTCGACAAGAAATTCAACCTGCACCGGAGCACGATCATATCGATCGCGCGGGGCACATCATGGAGCCACGTAAATGACTGATGAAAATCAAAGCGGAATGGGTGGCGGCGCCGTCGCAGCCGATGAACTTCGCCTTCTGATCGAGCGCGCTGAGCGTCTCGAGGAAGAGAAAAAAGGTATTACCGACGACATTAAGGACGTGATGGCAGAGGCGCGCGGGCGCGGGTTTGAGCCCAAGGCCATCCGGAAGATCCTGTCGATCCGGAAAAAGAAGAAGGAAGAGTACCAGGAAGAGGAGGCGATCCTCGAGGTGTATCTCTCCGCGCTGGGGATGATCTGAGCCATGTGGGGCCTGATCAAACGCGCCGTCGTCGGTCGGGCCCCTGTGGCCCAGCCGCGCCCATCAATTGAGGACCGCCTCGCGCGCCTCGACGCCGACATCGATCGCGGTATCGCCGATGCTCGTGCGCGCCGGCTGGCCCGCCCGCCGCGTGCTGAGCACGAACGCTTCAACCGGGCCCGGCCCAAGATCGCAGAGCTGAAGCGCGCGATCGCCATGCAGCAGGTGATTTTCTAAGTGACCCTGATCACCGGCTTTGACCTGTGCCGCGCCGCCATGAGCGTCGTTGGAATCAGCGCGCCCGAACAGAGCGTGCTGAACGTGCTCGCCATCTTGGCGAACGATGCTGCGCAGTGCTGGCCGGGGATCAACGGACCCGCCGGGCTAGTTGGCAAAACGAAGCTGTCTGCCCGCGCAGTTCAGCGCGCTGTTAAGTCGCTGACAGCGGCAGGCCACCTCACCCGCATCGTGCGCCCCGGCAAGGGTGTCCTTTACGTTGTCCACCCCCTTGCCGTTCAGCATTCGGAGATCTGATGGCCCACGTCTATTTCATTGCTGCATCGCTGGCGGGCCTCACCAAAATCGGCTTCACGAGCCATCCTGTAGAGCATCGACTGAAGGCTTTGCGCGCGGGGAGCCCTGTGCCGCTCGAACTGGTAGCGTGGGGCGTAGGAGGCCGTGAATACGAGCGCGCGTTTCACGAGATGTTCGCGGCATCGTGGTCTCACGGCGAGTGGTTTCGCAACACGCTCGACCTGATTGGCTTGCGCGATGCCATCGGCATTGATGGTGATCTCAAGACGGTGATTGACCCGGCGGAGTACCCTCGCGGAATATTCATCGCCCATGTGATGGCCGGTGTGGACAGCGAACGGGTTCGCGCGCTCGATCCCAATTACGTCCCGACTTGGGTTGCGAAGGCATGAGCCTGATCGCGACAGCCGTGAAGCATCTGCTCGCCGCTGGCGTGACCGGCGACGCGCTCGTTGCCGCGATCGCCGATATGGAGGCCAACGCGCCCGCGCCAGTCGTTGTCGAGCCGGGCCCGTCGAAGGCCGCCCTTCGGCAACGCCGCTACGCGGAACGTCAGAAAGCGTCAGCAAGCGTCATTACTGACGGTTCTGACGCAAAAGTGACGCAGAACGTCACCGAGCCTTCCCCCTCACTCCCTCCCCTTCTTCCTCCCCAGACCCCTCCAATAACCCCACCCTCGCTCCCCCATGTATATATCACCACACACGTGAAGAGCCGGATTTCGTGGATCGTTGCAGCAGGCATCGAAGCCCTCTGCCGAGCAGCTGCTCCGAAACCCTCCGCCAAGCGCAAGTGGCCCCGTGCCATGCCGCCTCCCGCCGAGGTCAGCGATGATCAGTGGGCCGGGTTCGTTGCGCACCGCATCGCCCTCCGCAAGCCGCTGACCGACCGAGCCTACGAGATGCTCGTCGCCAAGCTGGCAGCCGAGGCGACCGACGAGTGGCCGCCTGGTCGGATCGTCGACGAGATGGTCGAGCGAGTGTGGCTCTCGTTCAAAACGGAATGGCTTAGAAATTCGACGGAGAACCGGAATGAATCAGTTCGCAGCAATCGTGGATCAACTTCGCGAACCGGCGACGGTTTCGCAAATGCTCTCCATGAGGCGTCCGGCTATCGTCAAGCCGACTTCCGACACTGAGTGCGCAGCGCTGCGGGAATGGGCGCAGAACTCGCCGTCGGAGCGCCAGCCGGCTGCCCCTCGTGAAGTCTTGGCGAAGCACCTCTCATTTATGGCCGCTGCGCTTCCCTCAAAGGGGCTCGACGAGATGAGCGGCAAGATGAAGGTCGCCGTCTATGCCAGCCTCTTGGGCGAATATAGTAATGAGGCGCTGGCGTTCATGGCCCGCGCCGCATGTCAGACGCTGGATTGGTTTCCTACGCCCCGCCAGTGCCTCGACCTTATTGCCGACTATCGGCCGCCGGTGTCGGACCAAGAGACGGCGCTTCGCCTCTGCCAGGATTACACCTCTGAGAGCTTTGAGCGCTGGATCGGCAACGTGATCGACGGCCAGCCGATCGGTGACGTTCCGGATCAATGGAAGCGCATCGCAGTCGAGCAGGGCGCAATGCGCCGGCTGAACGATGGCAACTACGTGTCCCGGGCTCTCTATCATGGGCCCAGCATCACGCGGCACGCAGCATGACGATGGGCCTCCAGTTCCACCACGAGCGCATGAACGACCAGTTCGAGAAGTGGTATATCCTCGGCCTGCCGTTCGAGTGCGCGATCCATCACTTCACCGGGCCGGACCAAGGCGACCCGCATGATCACCCGTTCAATTTCACCAGCCATATTCTGGCGGGCGGATATACCGAGGAGGTCTTCAGCCCGACCGGCGCTGCCGCCCTCGTCTATCGCCACCCAGGCACCGCTCACCAGGTCCGCGCGACGCATATTCACCGGATCATCGACCTGCCGCTCGGCGATTGCTGGACCATGATCCTTGCCGGTCCGCACGAGCGCGAGACCCGCTTCTGGCGGTTCACCGACGGCATTGAGTCCCGGGCTTGGCACGAGAGCGACTGGACTAGGCACGGCATAATCTCAGATTTGGCAGCGTGAGGGGCAATAAGATGGCGCGAGCAGCGAAGACCAGCACGAAGATCAAGCGGCAGTCGAAGACGCTGGCGCAACGCATGGCCGAGGCTGTGACGGCTAAGGGAGAGGCGATCGGTGCCCCAGCGATTCAGATCGCGCGGGGCTTGCACGCTATCGTGGACGTGCCGCTGCGGGATGCGGGCCGCGTCGTGACCGAGCACACGCTGATCAACCGGGGCGGCACGCCCGTCGCGCGCTGGAAGGCGGCCAAGCTGCTGTCCGATAGCCAGGTTGCTGCGATCGACCATTGCGAGACGCTATGGTCGCGGCTGGGCGGCAAGGCCTTAGTCATGGATCTCGCGCGCATCCCCGGCGCTGGTCAGGGCAATGGCTGGGCAGAGCAGGAGGCGCTCGACGATCTGAAGCGCATCAAGGGGTATGTCCCTGCCAAATACTGGTCGGTGTACGAGAACGTATGCCGGTTCGATGAGCCAGCAGGAACCGCCGGGTCGGGTCTCGCGAACAACACCCGGTCGGCGATCGACGCTGCCCGGATCGTAGTTTCATTCGTGGCTGACATCATCGCTATGCGTGAACGCTTGCTAGGAGTTGCACAATGACGTCATCCGCTAATCGCCACCTCGAAGCATCATTCGACGAAAGGCGTGGAGAGCCATTTCCAAAACCTAAACGCCGTGATGGAAAAGAGCCGTGTGGCGAGTGTCATCTGCCCATCGGCGAGACCTGCGACATCTGCGGTGCATCTTGGCCTAAGGCCTGTGCCACGCCTGATGCCCAGTCTGCAACCTCACAGGAGATGGCAGCATGAGCGCGCGTTCTTGCCTCGCCGACTTTGGTAGCCGTCTCGATTCCGTACCTAATAACACACCAGGCCATGCGTACCTCGGCGTAGATATGACCCATGCCGAGGGACGGGCAGTCCGTGATGCAATCGATACTATCCTAGCTACTCAGCCCGCAACGTCACAGGAGGCTGACGGACAACAATCCGACGATCTGGCCGTGGACGCTTTCGCCGCTCGCATGAAGGCCAAGCTGGCAGCGGCTCGCGCGAGGGGGCAAAGCGGTTGGGACGATCCCGCGCAGTGTTCGGTCGAGACATTGCAGACGATGTTGTACGATCATCTAGCGAAGGGCGATCCGGTAGATGTCGCAAACTTCTGCATGATGCTGGGCCATTACGGTGCGACCACCGCAAACCCTCCTTGACGAGTGCGCACCATAGTGTATGCATATCACCAGTTGTTAGAGCCGCGCCCGCAAGGGTTGCGGCTCTTTTCGTGTGTGCCACGGAGGGCGTCATGTGACGACTCGGTATAAGCCGACTACCGCTGACGTGGTGGAGGCGATCGGCATGCGCGTGCTGCGCATCGCCGAAGACATGGCGAGTGGATCACGCCATCAGGGCCGAAGCGAGCGCCTCATCGAACAAGCTGAACAAGCGGCCATCGATCTACGCGCCGCAGTCAGGGGTCGCTGATGGGCAAGCTCAAGGCTTTGCCCAACCGCCTCACCTCGCTGCGGCCAGGGCTTGGTTCGTTACCGCCTGTGGAGCGTACCCGCGACGAGGACCGCATGCTGCACGCGCCTTGGCGCAAGCTCTACAAAACGGCGCGCTGGCGGGCCCTGCGCATGGTCATCCTGACCCGCGATAGGTTTACGTGTCAGTGGCCCGGGTGCGGACTAATGACCGCGGACACGTCTCAACTGGTCGTCGACCACAAGCGGCCGCACCGCGGTGACGAGGCGCTGTTCTGGGACGAGCGCAACCTGCAATGCCTGTGCGCGCCTTGCCATAACAGCCGGAAGCAGCGTCAAGAGAACAGGAGCCGATGATGGTCACCATTCCGCGCCGCCTTTCGATTCACGATGCCGATTACGACCCGACACTTGGTCGGCGGTTGGTCGTGAAGCTCGACGGCGTTGACCAGCACGGACGCGTCGAGGCGTACGATCTCGATGCCGGAACCGTGACGAGGGCCAAGGTCGACGCGGACGGCCGCTTCGTCATCGAGGGCACTCCCTGCGTGCCGGACGAGCGTGGCAAGACCAAGCTCGACGCGAACGGCAAGCCCGTTCTCTCCGATCCTTATGTGGCGACAGAAACAGTTTCCGGCGTCGTCGAAGTCTCGTGGCGCTCGGACGTAGATGCCTACAGCTTCACTGGTGATCGTCTACCAGGTGAAAGTTGGTCTGCACGGCATCAGCGCATGCTCAAGGCACTGCCGGCGGATGGCGGTACGTTGATCGTCATCACGAATGAGATCGGGCGCTCGCTCATGAAGGCGCTGCGCGACGATCGGGGCTTTGCAGTCCGTAAACGGTGGCAGTTCATTTCGGTGCGAACCTATTCGGACTGCGCCAAGCTCGACGGGCTCAGTGGCCGAGTGATCATTGACTGGACGTTCGCCGCCCACGGTCAACCAGAAGCACAGGACCGCGTGCGCCACCTCGTCGCCGTACTCGCCGCAATCCAATCCTGAACCCACCCACCCCCGGGGGGGAGGGTCTGACCATCGGTAGGGCGCGCCCTGCTGGACCCCATAGGCTCTCACGCAGACAATAAATCCTGCTGGAGTGTTTTGGGGTGCGAACTTTGAGCCGAGGAGCTCCGCAATGGCAGCTCGCAAAACTACTGCGGACTGGTCGCGCATTGAGCTCGAATACTTGGCCGGCGATGATTCCATTCGTGAAATAGCTGATCGGCATGAGATATCCGACACGGCTATTCGTAAGCGAGCAAAGGCCGAAAAGTGGGTTCGCGAGCCTCGCAAGGTTCGCACTGCGAACCGGTGCGAACCTGAGCGCTCCCCGCCCCCGCCGGCGCCAATCGATGCGGACGAACCGGTCGAGGCCGGCAAGATCGCCGACGGCGGTCGGGGCCTTGTGTGGCGGATGCTCGACGAGCTCGACGTGATCACCAGCCGGCGCAGCGAGCTCGAGGACATGATCATCGAAGCGACCGACGGTGATGATGAAGAGGATCGGCGCGCAACGATGATGCGCGCCGTCAGCCTCACAAACAGGGCCAACACCATGAAGACGCTGGCCCTGGCATTGAAGACCCTCAACGAAGCGTCCGCGCCGCAAGGCAAGAAGGCCGCGGCGCAGGATCGGGCGAACGCCGTCGGCGGCGGGCGCCGGTTCGGCGCGATGGGGCCGCCAACGCTGAAAGCCGTGAGCTAGGGTGCCGACCTGGTCGACGGCGCTGCCGGACTGGAAGGCCCGGATCCGGGCACGCGGCACCCTGATCCCGTTCTCGCCGCTGTTCCCGGCTTCGGCTGAAGCCAAGATGGAGGTCTTCTCCTCGCTGAGCATTGCCGACCTCGGCATCAACCCGGCGACAGGGCGCACATGGACGATCGGCGAGAGCGCGGACACCTGGCTGCTGGATTTCGCCGCGGCGATCTTCGGCGCCTATAACCCCGATACGGGGCAGCAGATGGTCCGCGAGGGCCTGCTGCTCGTTTCGAAGAAGAACACCAAGTCGACGATCGCAGCGGGCATCATGCTGACCGAGCTGATCTGCGGCTGGCGCCCCTCCGACGAGAACCTGATCCTCGCGCCGACAATCGAGGTGGCCGGCAACAGCTTCAAGCCAGCCTGCGACATGATCCGCGCCGATGAGGAGCTCGGCGATCTCCTGCATATCCAGGAGCATATCAGGCTGATCACCAACCGCGTCACGAAGGCAACGCTCAAGGTGGTGGCAGCGGACAGCGCCACGGTGTCGGGCAAGAAGGCCAGCCGCGTGCTGGTCGACGAGCTCTGGCTATTCGGCAAGAAAGCCACGGCGGACGCGATGTTTCGCGAAGCCTCAGGCGGCCAGGTGTCGCGGCCGGAGGGATACACCCTCTACCTGACGACGCAGTCCGATGAGCCGCCCGCTGGCGTGTTCAAAGAGAAGTTGGCCTATGCCCGCGACGTCCGCGACGGCGTGGTCGACGACCCCGAGTTTCTGCCGGTGCTCTACGAGTTCCCGGAGGATATGATCGCCGCGGACGAGCACCTCGACCCGGCGAACTTCTACATCACCAACCCCAACATCGGGAGGTCGGTCAGCCAGCAATGGCTGGAAAGCCAGTTCCGCAAGGTCGCCAACGCCGAGGACGGCACCAAGCAGGTCTTTTACGCCAAGCATTTGAACGTGGAGATCGGCGTAGGCCTGCGCCACGATGCG